CTAGATAAGAAACAGCCGTTAAATCTGATGTTTGCCCTAAATCGACACCTATATAACAAGCTTCACCTTTAAAATCATTCAGATCAATATTTTTACTACTTCTTAGAATATATTCATCTGGTAGCCAAACATTCTCAGAATCACACCAAAGATTTAGTGTTTTAGTTTTTACACCAGTTTCTTCTGATGGGTTGTTTTTAGCCTGTTGAACTTGTCCCCTAATATATTTAGTAGTTACAGTAACATCTAAATTAGGTGCGCATTTAATTCAATTCTTTTCATCTTGCCAATCATCTTCAACATCTAAAGAGAAGATAGCGATAAACATTTCATCATCAGTTTTTACAGCATTTAAAACTTCTATTGCTACTGTTCTGAGTTGATAGCAGGGTAAGGACTTATTAAAGCCAGCAGTGGTTATTGTACACAAATGAGGATTGTTTCTCATTCCCATACTAGACTTTATTACATCTCTAACTTTGCTGGTGGGTGCTGCGTGGTATTCATCTAGTAAACCAAATGATGCATTAAAGCCGTCTAATTTTGAATCATCAGCGGCTAATACTTTAAGTTTACTGTTTGTGAGGTTGAATTTTATATCTGCTCTATAAGGGATAAAATATTTTGTTTTGGGATCAATACCCTTTACAAAACTAGAACACATATCAAAGGCTATTTTTGCTTGTTCTTTGCTGTTGGCTGCAAGTAATACTTCTGCACCATCTTCATTATCTGCGATTAGATAATACAAACATAATGCTGCTGCTAATGCCGTTTTACCTTGTTTTCTGCTTACTTCTATGTAAGAACTAGAAAACCTTCGTGTTCCTGTTTCTTTTCAGTAGAAGCCGATAATATTGGCAATTATGAATTGTTGTCAACCTTCCAGAATGAAAGGCTTACCAGAATGTTTTCCGGTGAAGTGTTTTAATGTGCTTATAAAGTTGATAGCTCTATCTACTTCATTTTCTCTAAATTCTAAATCAGTTCTTTGTAAATCACTTTTAAATCTGGAACAAGCTAACTGAATATTTTTTCCTGTTATTATAGTTCCAGAAATGACTTTATTTATATATTCATTATATAGTTTCATTTTTATATTGAAAGTAATCTTTAAATCCATTACTAACGGAGTTTAACAGATTGAACGTTATAAAGAATTGTTCATATGCTATTTGACTTTGTATATTTGAGTATTCTTTTAATGTATTAAACGAGATGTTGCAAAAATCAGATAGTAGAATTACAATTTTTTCTGGTAATAAATCTGAATAGTTTAGAATAATATTGCTTACATACAATTTCTGATAATTAATTCTATCATAGAAAGTATCTTTATTTTTTATATTTGTATAATATGTAATAAAATCATTTTTTACATTTTGGTTGTTTTGACTAAAAGCTTCAACATTATATTTTTCTAAAGTATAATAATTACCGGTCTTTCCTATTTTTATATTTTCAATTATTGAAATAGATAATTCATCAATTTCTTTTAAATAGTACTTCATATTTTTTTTCATCATTTTTATTCTCGATATTCTGGGAATAAAAATAGTAAAGGTATAAAACAAACCGGCAGCAAGTATTGATGTGAAAATGGTATAAGTTATATCACCCCATATATCAGCATTATAAAACAACAAACCACAACTAATTGTTGTCCATTGTAATTTATATAAACTAATCCATATTATACATACAATACTTATAAGAAAAACAATTTTATCTTCTCGTTTAAAATATATTCCCATAATATTAAATTTATTTATCTCGTTTCTTTACCTTGTTTTATAAATTGTTCAAACGGTGAATCTTCATCGCTTTCATTATCTTTTTGTATTAGTTTGGTTCTAGCCTTTGCAGTTAGTCCAAATTCTAACATCACTTTCATCGCTTGCGTTTGTGCATCTTTAGCCACCTTAATTAATGGGTGTTGTGCTATATTACCTCTATCACTTTCGACAGTTAAACCATCTTTTTCTAATTGCTTAGAAGCTTTTATAAACATTGAATAATTACGGGCTAACATAGTTAGTGCTGCACTATCAACTTCTTCTAGTATTCCACTAGTTTCTAGTTTTGATAATACATCTTGCATATAAACAGTAGCGTCTTTTTCAATATCCTTTGGTATTTGTCATTTCATATTATTTGGTTTTAATCATTTCTAATATGAACCTAAATGTTGGCTGCCAAATAAAATTATTCTGGATTTTCTTTTAAAAATTCATCAAACATAGAATTGATAAATGATTTCTCATTTCCTTCCCCAGCTTCATTATTTAGTAGGTAAAGATCTTTATAATGAATCACATCTAAAAACTCACTTGATTTTAACAACTTTACGAAATTTGTTTTTGATTTACTTGATAATGCTCCAATGAATACAACAATTGCTTCGCTTCTAGACAATTGAGCTCTGTATAATTTAAAATAATATCCCTTTTTCTCTTCGCTGAAATCATTGCAAGTGTTTAAAATATAGTAAGTGTTCCGAATATATTGCTCCAAAATATGACCATAAACTTCATTTAAAATGTCCCCAACATATTTTAATGCAATATATCTTTCATTGGAGCTTAGATTCTGAATAGGATTGAATTCAGAATCGAATTTATATAATTGCTCATCAGAATAATTAGGTTTAATTTCATTATTTGAGAAAATGGAACTAATATCTTGTTTCAATAATTCGGCAAATAATTTTTTTTTCTCTATTAAGTAGCTATCAGAACCGTTATTAAATCGTTCAAAAGATTTCAATTTTGTCAATGTGTCAGATTTTATATTTAAGATTGAATCATAATATTGATTTTCAGATTTTAAAATATCTTTTAATTTATCAGTACTCATTTTAAACATATAATCATAAATTATATATTCAATTAATGTGTTGTTCAATTGTATTCTAAATTTTTCAAATGCTTCTATCCCACCATATATATTCTCTTTTTTATGTCCTACTTCTTTAAAACATTCAACAAACTTTACGTTATTAAATAGATCTCTGTCTAATTCTAGTAACTTAAAAAACAAATCTCTTTCTTCCCTTCTTATAGTTTCTTTTTTTGCTATTCCTTCCTTTATTTGTGATTCTTTTTTTGCTTCTTCTGTTGCTCTATTTGAGAGAATGAGTGAGTACAAAACACCTAAAAAAGCAAGTAATCCAGTTATTGAGCCAAAGTAACTACCAAATGCGCCCCACTTATTGTAATCATTAGAAAATCCATCGTGAAATTCAAAGAAGTATGAAATAAGCATAAATATACATATCGTTGAAAGTACACCGCCAATTATTTCTAGTACATACGATTTTTTAGAAGATTGATTTGATTTCATAATGTAGATTTTTTGATGATTCACAAAGATAATAATCTTAATTAAATGTTTCACATATTCTATAAAAAATAGTTTTTTGTTAAATGATATTTTATACCTTTGTGTGAATCTAAAACATATTACAACTATGAAATTAACCTCAATGCAAAACCGAATTACAGTAAGATTAGACAATGATATAAATCAAAGTTTAGAAGTAATGCACCAAGCAACCCAAATAGATAAAGCAAAATTAGTCAGAATGATAATGAAAGACTGATTTGATAAAAATGAAGAATTAATAAACAAATACTATGAAGAAACAAAAGCCAACTAAAGAAACACTATTACAATACATATTTGATTATGGAATTGAAATAACTTGTAAATATTGAGATATTACAGAAGATAAATTAGATAAAATACTAAATCCTATTGTAGATTCTAATCCCAAAAACAGAAGTTTAAAAACCAGTTCAATTATTATTAATACAGAAGTATCTAATATAATATCAAGAAATTATACTAAACTCTGATCTAAATATGTAAAAGATAAAGAAAAGCTTTCAATGTCCCAGACTACAGAAGACATTTTTCACAATACACTTTTGAAAGTAATGGAAGATCTATCTGAAATAGAAGAAAAACAAGTACTAGAATATATAGATTACAAGCTTAAAATGGTAAATTTCCAGATAAAACAAGATCAAAAAGAACTATACAAACATCAAATATATTTGGAAGATGCCAACGATCAATCGACCCCAGAAACAGAGGATTAAATCTGATAAAACAAAGGAAAGACAAGCCATTTATAATACCACTAGATGAAAGAAACTAAGGCTAGCTAAAATGATGGACAATCCACTTTGTGAGGTCTGTTTATTAGCTGGAAAAGTAACCCCAGCTGTAGATATACATCACATTGATAGTTTTATGAATTATGAAGGTTTAACCCGAATAAATAAAGCCTACGATCCAACCAACTTACAAAGTATCTGCAAGGAATGCCACCAGAGGCTTCACAACCCCCAAATCCCAAAATCAGCCCTCTAAAATCCCGAAATTTAGGCTACAATTACACCTCACAACTATGTTTAAGAAATATCATACTTTATAGATTTTTAGTGAGTTAATATCGGTAACTTTGTATCAGAATTTAAAAAGAGTAATTGTCGTGAGTTACTACCTTGAATGCTGTTTAATTTGATTTTTTGGAAATTAGGCGTTTAAAATACGCCTAATTTTTTAAATCCGACTCCCCCAACTTATAACGAGGTACTAGAGATTTTTTTGGATTTTTTGGGGGGAATAAAAAAATACAAATTAGAAATAGATTAAATCAAAAATCACAAATAATTTAATACAAATCAACTATGAAAAGAACAATCACTGTTTCAGCAGAATTAATTGAAAAAAGAGCATTAGAAGGTTCAAAAGTTTACCTTTCTGACATTATGAATTTAGAACAAATGTATAACACGGTATTCAATAAAGCTGTTACCGGAATAGGTGGCACATCACTAGCATTAGATTCTGATAAAGATATAATTATTCTAATGCCATTTAAAGAAGTCGTAAACAATAAAGAAGGATATAACAAAGATGTGCTTACAGTTAAGGAAGGTGTGACACAAGCATCAATTGTTGAGTATTTAAAGACCTCTACAACCCGAAAAATAGTTTCTACCTATGACGGACTAAGTAAGCTATTAAAAGCGTACACAAAGGCTAATTTGAATATTTATGATGACTTTTTACTTGTTGATGAATGACAAGTTATATTTCACCAGTATTTACTGAGAAAAGAGGTAATGAATTTACTACTATCTGAGGTGAAGAACTTCAATAAAGTGTGCTTTATGACTGCAACACCTATTAAAAGAGAATGGTGGTTTAATGAGATAAAACATTTAGATGAACTTGAATTAGTTTATGAATTACCATTAGTAGAAGTTAGACATATAAATGTAAAAAGTATTGAAGATGAATCTGCTGCAATTTGTAGAACTACTTTAAACAAAGAACATAATGCACACATATTTTGTAACTCGGTGGACTTTATAAACAAAGTAACCAAATCACTTAATTTGAGAAAAGAAGATGTTAGAATAGTATGTTCTAAAAGCAATGAAAAGAATGCTGCTAAACTATCTGGATATAAAATAGAATCAACATTAGACCCTGTAAAGAAGATCAATTTTTATACTTCTACTTGTTTTGAAGGCTGTGATATTTTCGATCCAAGCGGTAAAATTTATGTGATGTGTGATGGTTCAAAAGCACATACTTTAGTAGATATTAGTACTACTTTGGGGCAAATTGGTGGTAGAATTAGAGATATAAAAGATAATTCAATAGATTTGATTTATAAACAATCCAGATATGTGAATGTAACGAAAGAGCAATTTGAAATAGCCACACAATCAAACATCAAAAAAGCAGAAGAATTACTAGCAGAAAGAAACACTGTTTTTATTGATTTCTTAGATATTGATAAACTAAACAGTGTCTATTTGAACATTGAAGAAGTAGATGGTAAGCCGGATATTAAATTTGAAAAGATTCTTCTAAATATTGATTGTGCAAACTTTGAATTACAACATACTTATTCAGTAAAAGCTAACTTAATAGCTGAATTAAGCGGTTCATTTTCTGCTGTCACTATTGTAAAACCCTGAGCTGAGGAATTAGAATTATTAGAAGTTGAAAGACTAAATAAATTATCATTCAAACAAAAATGTGAGTTATACAAAGAATATATTGAAAGTTCTGATGTGTTTAAATTCACTTGTGACTTTGACAAAGATGTTGTAAAAGCTTTTGAAGTATTAGGTTATGATGAACTAGAAAGATTATCATTTCATAAAAGTAATATAGAACGAGTTATAATTTCTAAGTCCAATTTATCAGAACCAAATAAGATATTTAAACTTTTAAAAGCGTATGACTTAAAAACTGGTTCAACAATTAGTAATGCAGATGCTAAATTATTAATAGCAGAAGTTTATAATAAATTAGGAATAACAAAAGCACCTGCTGCTTCTCATATTGAACACTATTTTAATGTTGAGAAAGTAGACAAAACAGTAGATAGAGTTAGATTTAAAGGTTATAAAATCATTTCAAGTAAAGCAATATTTATAAATTAAATCCTCAGATTATCACCAGAATTATTTTTAACAAATAGCTCCACTTATAGAATTTTAATAAATTAATTTTTGTAATTTTGTATCATAAATAAAGCATTAAATATAAGTACTTTAAATACAAAATATAAGTGTAGTGTAGTGATAACACGTCTGCTTTCAACCAAGAAATCGAGAGTTTGATTCTTTCCACTTATGCCTATAAAAATCAATCAACAAAACAACATTTAAATCACAAAACAACAATGACAACAGCAATTTTTATTACAGCCTTCGCTTTATTCTGCATTTGATTAGGTGCTAAAATAGCAGAGTTTATCACAATGAAAAAGATTATCAGATTAAAAAATAAGCAGATAAAACAACTTAGAATGCAAAATCTGATAACTAAACAAAGACTTTATATTGAACAATTATTTAAGTAATAATATGAGATCAAATAGAGAAGAAATAACACTAGATTGAGTAAAAGAGATATTAGCTTTAGGTGGAATAACAGCAACCGAAACTACAGAACAATATTCTAAACACGATCTGGACTGCTCAAACGGTGGAATAATCGAAGTAAAAGAAAGATGATTAGATAAATCTAAGTTTTGACAATACAGTGAACAGGGTTTTATTCTGGAAGATATAAAATATAAGTACTTACTAGGTAAAAAGAGCTTGTATTGTAATGTGTTTGATTTTTCAGATTTAAAGATAGCTTTGTTTTGAAACGTCAACCAGATAGAAAGTAACATTAGCAGTTTAGGTTGTAAAGCAACTACATCTTTTGAAAATAACAACTATATAAGTAAACAAGTCCACCTTGTAAATATAAACCAAACTGCATTCATCTTTTTATATGAAAATGGTGAATGAATCAGATCAAATAAAGAAACCCTAATTACCAAACTAAACTAACGATGAAAGAACAAACAGAACTACAATTCAAAGTAAGTATTGAAGATGCAAACATTCTATTGAATGCACTAAGTACACAACCATTTAATCAAGTTGCTAAACTGATTAATAACCTACAAAAACAAGCACAAACACAATTACAACCAGTAAAAGAATAAACAAAATGGGACTAACTAAAAGAATCGACTTTTTAAACGGAGTAGTAACAGAATCTGCTTACATAGTTGTAAGCAATATTACTATTGACTGAGATAATAAAACTGCTAATATCAACGTAAAAACATACCTAGATAAAGCCACAAAAGAAGCAGGTTTACAACCAATGCAAACAGATTATCTTCATATCTCAGATAGTGTACTTCCAATGCAAACAGAAGCACCAGAACTAAACTTTACGACTTACTTTTCAGATGGTAATACTAAAGTTAATGCTGAAACTTATTTGCTGACACTGGATAAATATAAAGATTGTACTATTGTTGAATAAATGGAATTGATACAATATGTTCAGCGGTGGGATTATCACAAATCAACTCACTATATAAAAATGGATATAGATAAAGTTGTTTATTCTTTTGAATTTAATACATTGACTAATCCAGATGAAATTGTATTATCTGGTGTATATGTTCAAGAAGATTATAGAGGTAATAATTATTTCTGTGAAATTATGGATATTGTATTAAAATTGGATTACAAAAAAATATGAATACAGGTTTTAAAAGATTCTAGTATAATTAATAAATACAAAGAATACGGATTTGTTTATGAATTTGAATATGATGATAAATTTGACTGGTATTCCAGATAAAATAAAAGCTGCTTGGTTAATTCCAAGTAGCTTTTTTGGTTTATTAGAACTTATTTGTATTCTTTTTGTTTTTAAATTTTATAGAAAACAAAATTAAGTGTAGTCCTTACAGCAACTTATATCAGCTTTAACGACTTTATGTAACATAACTCTAAATATTTAAAATTATGCAAAAACGAATACTAACAACTATACTAACACTTATATGTGTGATTGATTTGAATGCACAAGCTGGACTGAAAATGTTAAACCAAAAATCAAGCATCCCAGTAAATAGTAGTGAAAACAGTAAAGTCAACCTTGTTGTAAAAAATGAAAAGGTTTATAAAACACAAGATATAATTGAATATAACTACTTGACAAAAGAAAAAACTGAAATACAAAAAGTAATATCCGATATTATTAGTTTGTATTATGACAACTCAGATCCCAATAGTGATTCAAAATTACTTGACTCGAAAAAAAGGAAATCCGATTTTGAAAAAGTTGACTCGTTAAGAAAAGTATTGAAAATCAAATCTATTAAACAGGATTCTTTGTATTTATCTTATACAAAAGACTTATTGAATTACAGCTGGATAAATGCTGGTTTTTGGGTAATTAAGTCTAAAGCTTTATTTGATATAATTTATAATGGTAATGGTCAGAAGTTTAAAACACTTGGTAATACAGGATTCACTTTTGGTTCAAATAGCGCTTCAATCTATTCTGAATTAGTTAGTGGTAATCTAGGTATGCTAAGAGTCAGTTTGGGATCTATGATTTCAAGTAATAATAATGATAGTACACAAGTTGCTAAAAATGAGGAAGCTTATCAAAGACTTGTGACTTATGGTGGAAATACAGTTTTAAATTTTGAATATCCACTTTTGTATATACATTCAAGAGATAGTCATTATAACTTAATTTCTAGATTTATAGTTAGAGGTACATCTGATCTTCCTGCTTTTGGTACAAGTACAGAAAAATGGGCTGGAAGTGCTTCTTATGGGATTGATTTTTATGGTGATGCTTCACTGGATAATAACAAACTTCGTTTCTTTATCAATTATAACACAAATAAGATTTATGGTACAGATATTTACAGAAACAATCTTGGAATTACAAACAATAACTTCACTTTCGGACAACTTTCTTTAGGATTGGTTTTCTTAGAAGTTTTCAAAATATCGTTCACTGTAGCAACTTTTAGTTCTGAAGAAAGTCTAAGAAATAAGAGTATTGTTGGTGGTGGACAAGTTTTAAGAGAGTAGATGTAATAGTTAAGTTTAAGTTGGTGTAAATCTCACTTATAACTAAACAGTAATTGTTTTACGCTTCAAGATTCATAACGTTGTTTTCATAAAAATAGGCTGATAGAGTGATCTAACAGCCTTTTTTATTTAGATATAACAATAAAAATATTATTATTTGAAAAATTGATTGTATTTAAATTATTTTTACAACTTATACGCAGGAGGTAGTTAAATATGCATTTTTAAAATCTAAAGCTTTAGTTTTGATTATTTTTACATTTTAATAAAATATACGCAAACACAAAACAGTGAAGACATACAAATAAAATAAGTATTGGTAAGATACAAAAGCTATTATAGCGTTTACAATTAAAATGGCATCCATTAGCTTTTACTTAAACAAATATTTATTTCATTTGTAGATTAATGATTAGGTAATGATAATATTTGAATTTATAAATAGTAATTTTATTTCTATATGTACTTTTATAGGTACTGTATGTGCTATATATGGTGCATACAAAGATAAAACGCCTACTGTTTGTAGATATTCAAAAAAGATTGCTACAACTCATAAAAAAGTTAGTTTGGATAAATCAATTAACAAACAAATTAAGCCAACATTTAATTTCACTCTATTTAATATAACTATCAATAAGTGATTGTTGATTAGATAATTCTAGGTAAGTATTTTAAAAAAAAGCCACAAAATAACACGAACTTTACTCTTGTTTAAAAAAATACATTAACTTTACATATTGCAAGTTAATGCTAAAAACAATAATTTATATTAGAAATGGAAAAACACGAATTGCTTAGTATTCTGTATTCAGAAAGACAAAGATTAGCCGCTAAATATACAAGTCCAGGCTGGAATTATTGGGTATTATTAGGTGCATTAGTTTCTAGTATTTTATACTTTCTTGATCTTGACCCAATAAATAAATTTGAATTGAATAATGTATTATCTGCTATTGTGCTTCTGATTTTCTGTTTTGTGATTCCAATTTATTCTTATATGCTATTCGTTAAGAAGAAAAATGAATTTAAGGAAGGCAAATTGATTGATGTTTCTAAATCATTGAAAAAATATATCAACATAACGGTTTTAGTATGTTCAATTATTCTTTTAAGTTTATTTGTCTGTATCGGGATTTTCAAAATAGACATTTATAGCTTTAAATATCCGATACTTACCTTAGTGATTTTCGGATTAATATATATTATTTGTATATATGGCACTATTAATACCTTATTTTATAAATTTAG